TCACTCCTCTTCAAATCTCTCCCAGCAGGCATCACATATGCCGTCATGACCATCATTGCCGCCAAAGGGACTCCCACATCTTTCGCAGAAACTCACTTCGTTATCTGTTCCACAATAACAGCAGTGGCCAACGGGATAAAACGCATCCGATAAGGACACGCAGTTTTTCCCACACTCCCAGCATGGAAAGTCGGCCACTGGATCGTCACCTCCGTGCCGGATCGCTTCATGTCGCAGTGCCTCGACCTGCGGCACATATGGATTCAGCTCGGAAATAGCTTCCTTCAATCCTTCAAAAAATGGCTCTTTCTCTGCGTCATCCAGGGTTGAAGCGCTTTCCAACTCTATCGTCCCCTCCTCGTCGTTCTCTCGCCCGCTCCCGTTGTGGTAGCGGATGACCGCCGAACATACTTCCTCTTCACCATCCAAATCACAAAGCACACACCGAAGAGAAAGGCTACTGTCTCCATCCATGTCGTCGTTCACCGACAGGAGCGCCTGAACCTCCAAGCGTCTGTCCTCACAGACATTACAGGTCACAGAAAACAGGTGTTGCCATTCATCTTCCTGGTCGTTCAGGTCGGAAAACGGCTCTACGGTATACCCATTGTCCAAATAATATTGATCGTAGACTTCCATGTAAAAGGTCTCCGCCATCTCTGACAGTAGTGCCACAATCTCATCCCGCCAGCGGATTGTCTCCCCAGTATCGTCAGCGATATGGTTTCGGAGGTAATTTCTTAAAAAGGCCTCCTGTTCAGCCTCCGCTTGTGCGTTCTCCTCTTCAATCTCCATTGTCAAATAGAACTCTTTAGAGGGATTCTCATTCTCAAATTTCTGATCCGCAGCCTCAATCATTCGATCAAAATCTGTAATTCCGGCTTTCAGCACTTTATAGGCCCCAAAGGAAAGCGGCTTGTTATGAGCTACATGGTTCCTATTCTTGATAAAGTCTGCGAAGAGAATTTTGCAATTCGACGTATCGGAAAAATAGGGTTCGAAAACATCTTCCCAAAGCCTCAGCTTGACTTGTCTCCTTTTCATAATCCAATCTATGATATTGGCATTACTACTCTTCCCGCCAATCTTCATCAGCTCGTTAAACTCAGTCTGCGATAACTGGAAGGGCGATTCGTATACCATTCCATCCCGCATGACTCGGAACATCGTTTCCAGGGTCGTTGAAATAAATACATCATCCACATCGGAAAAAGATGCCTCTTTTGCCCGGAAATCTTGTGCCAACGCCTGATAACTCTCGGCATATTTCTCCAGTCCCGGACTGTCAATCCAATGGACCCCTATCTTTCCTATAAGGACCTTATTGGCAAAAGCCCTCAGTCGGTTCTCCGCCCGGAATATCTGGGGATAGAGATCGGAGCATAGCTGTTCCGACTGCTCATCCTGAAGCCACACACAGGTTTCCCAGTCTGGCCGAAACGTCGCCTTTATCTCAAACTTCAGCCGCTCCAAAAACTGGTCGTACCCAGCGAGGGCACTTTCTTCTGCCCTGCCGCCTGACGTTTCAATCCGAACTAGCATTCTGTTAGCCATTTCTTCCTCGAAAGTCTCAATCATACAGCTGATTCTGTATGTCCCCCCATTGATGCTCACTTCGAACATTTCGTTATTCACCTGGTCCGCTGTTTCCACATAGGTCCACTTGCTCCCAGGCAGTTTCCCCTCCACGGTGGACATGGCATTTTTGCAGTATTGGTCGCCCACATATTGATGGATGGTGCAAGGCTCTACTGTCCCAAAGGGAGATTCCGTTTCCTCCACAGTTTCCAGATACAGCTTTGAGTTGTCCTTGATTTCGTTCAAGAAAAATTCAACCACCATAAAGCTTGTCTCCCTTCGCCGCTCATACAATATCATTCTTTGTCACAAGGAGAATAGCCGTATGGCAACAGTGTCGTGCGGCAAGATCCGTTTAGACAATATTGCACAAGCGGATATTCTTTCACGTTTCATTATAACTTATTGCGCAAAATTGTCCATCCTCTACTCGAAATCTTTTTGCCGTTTCCTGGTCCCTGGGGAGGCTTTCCTTTTCAGGGGTGCGTGTACCTACCTCCAGGCGGAAGTGACCGTTGCAACGGCCCCAGGGAGCCGCCAGGGGGTAATCAACCCCCATGCATCGGTCTTCTTGCAGATCGCCCATTTCTCCAGCGGTACTTTCTGCGAGGGCGCCATATCCTCCGGAGCCTCAGCCACACCGCACCCTGTCGCACATGAAAACCGTGACCCGGCGGCTCAGGGCCGGACAGACGGCCATGGTATCCATTCCGCACCGAGGGCTTCCGTCCTCGTTCCAGTTCTGCTGTAGAAACATGCTGCCTGAATCTTCATGCTGGTGGAGGACACAGCGGCGGTCGCTCCGCCAGAGGTATCGCCACCATCGACCACAGCCTCCAGGTACTGCGCCGAGACATAGGCGGTCTGGTCATTGTGCTGGATAGTTGCCCAGCCGTTCTCAATGGCTGAGACCTCCACCACAGTCCCGCACACCAAAGCCCCCAATTTCTTGTAGCTGGTGCTGGGGCTGGAGCGGACGTTCAGGCCGATTTTTGGCATGACCCTTAGGACGTTGGGGAAGCCCCGGAAGCCGCCCCAGGGGCCGTTGCAACGGCGGCAGCGTCCACAGCAGAGGCAAGCCACTCTTGCAGCCACACGTCGTCCCGGTCTTGGAGCTTGAACTGGAAGTCGTCGGTGGCGTCCTCCTCGTTGTCGATGTAGGTGGCAGCCAGGAAGTAGGGCTTGATGTCGTCGGTGATGTCCACCCCCGCAAAGGCGGTCTGCGCCGCCGCCCGTCGGGCCAAACCCTTGGAACTCACATGCTCACTCTCCCCCAAAATTTTTGTGTAAAATTGTGTAAAAACTATTGACACGTTGTGTAATGTTGTGTATAATAAGATTGTCAGGAGGGAACAATATGAACCCACGAAAAGAAACGATAGCGGAGTTGGAGGGCGGCGGTTTCGTACTTGCCAGACATGGTGCCAACCACGACATCTACTTCAACCCGGAAACCAAAGTCACGATTCCAGTCAAGCGGCACGACTTCGACGAGGACGACAAGCGGTACATTCTCAAAGAAGCGAAACTCAATAAGCAGGGGAAGCGGAAGGGCAAATAAGCCCTTTCGCTCCCCCACCCAAAAGGAGGAAAAGATATGCGCTATACTTTCACTGCCGTTGTTAAGCCAGAGGGCAATAAGTGCTACGCCCGTGTCCCGGACATTGCCGGGTGCGTCACCACCGGCAAGGACATTGAGGACGCCATCGCCCAAATCACCGATGCCCTGAGCGGCTGCCTGGTGGTCTGGGAGGACCAGGGTCTCTCTATCCCGGAGGCCACCCCCCAGCAGGGCATTGAACACGACCCGGAGGACCTGCTTACGCTGGTGAGCGTTGATACCATCGCCTACCGGGCTCAGACCGACACCCGTGCTGTGAGGAAGAATGTCTCTATTCCGGTATGGATGGCAAACCTGGCTGATAAGCGGGGGATCAACTGCTCCAAGGTTCTTCAGGACGCCCTCGCCAAGCAACTCTCCTGACGCTTCGCAAAGCACCGCCCCGGATTTTCCGGGGCGGTTTTCTTTTACCCTGCGACCCGCTTCCAGGGTGGGGTGCTTTGCGAAACACTCTCCGCAACGGTGTCCGGCAAGTTCAGCACGATGCCGGCGGGGAAAATGAAGCAGTCCCGATATTGGGGGTTCAGGTTCATCAGCTTGTCGGTATAGGCGACGTCGCCCAGTTGGGTGTAGGCAATGCTGTCCTACATATCCCCCTGGACAGGAGTATAGGTCTTGTTCATGTATAAGCCATACTTGCGCTATCAGCCTGGACCTTCTCCCATGTGTCGGCGTAAACCTCCACCCAGCCGCTACAGTGTGGGAATTGGGGGAGACAAAATGTAGTTGTACTTGTTCATCGTGTTTTCCCTTCACTCGGCGGCACTTTCAATGATGCTGATGGAATCCTCCAAGTTTTTGCCTTAGAGTTCTTTGTTATAATGGTCATGAGCGCGATTAAGAAAGAATCTGCTCACCGTTTCGTCGCGCATATGAATTCCCGAAATGATTTCCGTCCAGGGCTTCATTACCTCTTCGCAAAAGGCGAGGATAACGCCAATGTCATCGTTATACTGTGCGTTGGCTTTCTCACTCTCGGACACGGCCGCATTCATGGCGGCGTATGCTTCATCGCATCTGGGCGGCTTTCCGTTCAGCAATTCCAGTTGGGCATTTAGTTGTGACCGCTGCCCTTCCAGCTCAGTTAAGGTGTGTTGGGCTTTGTCCAGCTCTGCACTGTCTCCGGCAATGGCTGCCTTGAGCATGGCCGCATTCAACGCTTCCGCCTTGTCTGCAATACCCGCGAGTTGCTTGTGCAAACCATCCCTCATCTCCTCGATCTTGGCATCCCGCACCTGAACCGCTTTTTGGTAATCTCTGATCGCGTCGTTTGCCCGTGCAATAGCAGCGTGCCGCCGTTCTCTCATTTCCCGGAATTGCTTCATAACCTGTTCAGCGGTCATGCCCTCCAGGTCTTCTTTTTTTACCATACTAATCCTCTCCTTCTTCAGGGGCGTAGCGTCCAAGGCGGAACGGAAATGCCCCGTTTTCCCATCACTAACTACATGTTTTTCGGGGTCGAAGCGCCCGCAAACGCTCCCCCCACCCCGTCACAGTACCTTTTCCGGCCCGACTTCGCTTCGCCTCACCGTTTCCTGGAGGTTGCAACGGCCCAGGGGAGACCCTTGCCCGGTCGGGTATGGTGCAACATGGGGAGAGCGTAGAAGCCGCCCACAGCGGCCATATGGCCATAAAACAATCCTCCTAAGAGAAACTATATCCCCTCTGGGAGATTTCGTTATTGTCATAATTGCATTCATTCTCCAAGAAAACCTTTCACCACAACCGGGCGAAAGACATTGATCGTGTAACCAGGCGAATTCTTCCCTGCTGCGGCGGCCTTTTGCGCTGCTCGGTATGCCATTTCCTGGGCTGTGCAGGCCGCGTCTCCATACTTGGCTGCATTGATAACTTCTTCATCGTACACACTGGCAAGAGCGTCAATTGCTTGAATCCGCTCTTTCTCATAGGACTTTCGAGCGCTATCCATTATTTCTGCAGCTAATTCAGGATCTTTCTTGCGTAGATCATCAAGCGATTTAATCATACCCATGCTCTGCGTTTGAACTTTCCTCTTCAGTATAACGCAACCAGCGGTTACATTTTGGACAATGCTACGCCACCTCCGTATGACATACACAAAGCCATCAATAGCCAGTTCGCTAAGGCTTCCACTCATATCCTTCATTGATCAGCCCTCCATCCTTCCCAGCAGGGCCTTGATCTGCGTTCTAATGTTAACCGCCTTCTGCTCCAGAGGCTTGTTTTCATTATCGCCGGCGCTGCCAGATAAGAGTTTTTGGACTTTGGCCTGGGCATTGGACAGTTTCTGCCGTGAGTCCATACTTTTACCGCCTTTTACCGCATTTAGCATGAGGTAAGTAAACGCCTGTGCCACCCTGACGAATGAGAACATGAGGATTTAAGAAGGAGGTATCCCATGGCAAAGTACAGTTGCCAAGGAGACACAGGCTTTACTTCGGATCATCGAGGAGGACCCCGTGGACCCTCCAACGTACTGCACTTTTTCACTGGTAAGCCCTCCGGGCAGCATCAGCCTGGGCGTCTTCAATGACCGCCATGACTTGTTCAGCGAAATCGTCACCGTAGTCCCGGAGTTCATGGACAATTTCCGGGGTAGCATTTCCTTCAATTTGGAAGGTCACGCTGATTGGTGCCGAAGATATTCCAACCCTGGAAGTGGCCAATTCAGCGGAAATGGCAGGACTCGCTCGAAGCGCGGACGCAGTCTGCTGTGCAGTAAAGACGGTCTCGCCGCCCCGCATATAGACCAGCTCGGGGCCGTACTCGCCCACCAGTGCAGCGCCCTCTTGGGCGTACCGTGTCCCTTGAGCATAGGCCCGGAGGTAGGTAGTAGGTACATAGCCGCTGCTGCCTCCACTTCCTGGATACAAGGAGTTTTTTGCCGCTTGAGCCAACGCTTTATACATAGACTGGACTCGGGGAAGCTGGTCACCGGCTCCTTTTATGAACCCATCTATTGTAGCCTTCCCGGCGGCAGCTGCCTCCGTGCCAAAGTCCATCGCCTCAATATCATCCGCAAGGGCTTCAGTCATTAACTCCATCTGCTCGGAAAAGTTCTCTTGGAGATCCGCTATACTTAATGTGGTATCCTTCTGGGCCTGTTGTAGCTCCTGGTAGTTCACCACCATAGCCGCCAAGTCCTCGTCGCTGGCGGCGGCCATGCCGGCGATGGCGTTGACGCTCTCGGTGCTGCCATCGGCGAAAGAGGCGATGACCTCCTGGAGCCCCTCGATGTCGCTGGCCCGCTCCCGCAGGCTTTCGAGGTTCTGGTTGTAGCTGTCCCAGTAGGCGATCTGGCTCTCCAGATTCTGGTTGATATTCCCCACGCTGGTGGCAATTACCTGGTCTGCCTCGTCCCAAAGGGCATACTGTCCATGGACGCTCTCATAGGCGGCGTTATAGGCCTCGGTGTAGGCTTCTGCCAACGCTTTCGCATCTTCAATGGTTCCCTCGATGACACCGTTGAGGGCTTCGGTCTGCTGAGTAGCTTCCTCGGTCGCTTGGCTCCCCTCCTGGGTAGCCACCAACAGATCCTCCATGGCCTCTTGGTACAGGGCCATTTCCTCTTGGGCTTGGGCCACCGCCTCGTTGTCCTCATCGATGGCCTTTTGGTAATTATCCACTGCGTCCTGGGCATTCCAGACTTCTTGGTTAAGATCACTGAGGGAATTTTCCAGGTCATAGTACTCCTGGGAGAGATAGGCCGAAGCATCAGCAAGGATACCATATTCCTTGTACTGCCTATCTGCTTCAGCGACAGCCTCGTTCCACAGCTTACCCATCCGCTCGGTAGCCGCCTGCTGTTCCTCCTGGGCCGCCGTCAAGTCTTCCACGGCTTTTGTCCGTTTGATGCTGTTCTGCTGGGCCTCGATCATCACATCGGCCTGGGCAGCGTACATGGCCGTGAGCTGTTCTTGGTACGCCTGGGCCATGGCGTTGCGTTTCCATTCCTCAGTGTTGGCTCTGAGTGCATCCTTGTTCGCATTCAGAGCGTAAGTAACTCGGCCATATTCATCCGTGGTTTGACTGATGTACGAAGACAGGCTCGGCATCGTTTGTAGGAGCAGCGCCAGCGTATTTTGGTACTCCTCTTGCTCGCTGGCGGCATCCCCATACTGGGCCTCCATCTCATCCAGCTTGGAAATGTACCGATCTGCCATATTAGCCGCAGCCATCGTTTCGGAGGCGGTGTCCTCGTAGACCTTTTGGGCATCCGCAATGGTGTTCTGCATCTCTCTGGCCTCTTCGGTCAGTTCTTTCACAGAGGGGATGGCATCATCTGCCGAACTTGCCAAAGCTACGATACCTACGGCTAACGCCGCAACTGCCGTCGCTCCCAGAAATACCGGATTTGTAAACATAGAAGCCATGTCCAGTGCCTTGACGACCTTGGAGATCGCCGCATAAGCGGTCAGCCCGGCGGTTGCAGCTCCGATGACGCCGACAAACGCCATTCCGGCTTTTACGACCGCCGGATTTTCCTCTACAAAATCATCCAGGACGCCAAACACATCGGCCCCTATTTGGTACAGGCCCCTCATCTCCGGAATAAACTGCTCCCCGATGGTGGTTTTCAAGGCGTCCCAAGCAGAGTTCATTAGCACCAGCTCGCCGTTCATGTTGTCCAGCTTGATGGAGGCCATCTTGGAGGCGGCACCAGTGCAGTTGTCGATGCTGCTGGCCAGCGAGGCGTAGTCGGCGTCGGTGGCATTGAGGATAGCCAGCAGACCGTTATAGCCTCGCTGTCCGGCGATGGTCATGGCGTTGTTGACCCGCTCGGCCTCGGTCATCTGGTCGAAGTAGATACGCAGCTCGTCGATGGTGTCTCTAAAGCCCTTCATGGTACCGTCGGCCTTGACGGCGGTGTACTCATACTCACCAAAGGCGGCAGAGGTCAGGGTCACGCCCTCCAGCAGCCCGTTGAAGGTGTTTTTGAGTGCGGTACCGGCAATGCTGCCCTTGATGCCGCTGTTGGCCATGAGGCCCACAGCGGTGGCCACGTCCTCCACGCTGTACCCCAGGGCGCCGGCGATGGAGGCCGACATCTTGAAGGTCTCGCCCATGATGGCGACATTAGTGTTGGAGTTTGTGGCGGCAGCGGCCAGGACGTCGGCAAAGTGGGCTGTGTCGGACGCTTTCAGCCCGAAGGCGGTTAGGTTGTCCGTCACGATGTCGGACACCATCGCCAAATCTTCACCCGAGGCAGCGGCCAGTTGAAGAACGCCGTCCATGCCCTGGAGCATATCGGCGGCACTCCACCCGGCCATACCCATATAGCCCATGGCGTCGGCCGCTTCCTGGGCGGTGAACTTGGTCGTTGCGCCCAGCTCCTTGGCCTCGGCTTTCAAGGCGGCCATCTCCTCAGCGGAGGCCCCGGACAGGGCCTCCACTGTGGACATACCCTCCTCGAGGTCACCAGCAGCGGTGACGCACTCCATGTAGGCGCCGGCAATCTCTTTGAGCGCAGCGGCAATTCCGGCGGCCACAATGGCCTGCTGGATAGCGCCGAACGCCTGGACGGAGGCAGAGCCGAAGCCCTGCGCCCCATCTGCGGCCTCCTCTTGCTTGGCCTTCAGGTCGTCGATTTGGCCGCCAAGCCGGGCACTTTCCTGGGTCAGATTGGCGGTATTGATGCCGGCTTTTTGGAGCGATGCCTCCATCTCGTTCAGCTTTTGGGTCTGCTGGTTGAGGGAGGCGGTAGTCCTGTCAATCTGCTGTTGCTTGGACAGGAGCTTATTTTCGAGAGCCGAGGAATACCCCTCGGTCTCTTTCATTTCCTTCTGGATATTGTCGTACTGCTGCTGGAGCACCGCCAGCTTTTGTCTGGTGGCCTCCACGGCGCTCTGCTGCTTTTGATACCCGGCGATGTCGGACTGGGTCTTGCTGAGGGCCTGGATCTCCTTCTGCATATTGGCGATAGCCGCCTGGGCTTTCCCGAACGTGCCATTGAAGCTACTCGCCATCTGCGCCTGGAGCTGGAACATCATTGCGTATTCTTTTCGGCTTGCCATATTCAAGCCTCCTTCAAACGTTCAAGATTCCCTGTTACATGGGACCTGATCTGCCGCTGTCACCGTCAGGAGTCTCGCCGACCCAATACGAACCAGTACAGAGATTGGTTCCCTGGAATCCACCCGCTGGCTCTTCGGGCTTTATTTTCACCGGATTACCGCCGCAACTAAAGTGCTCATGGGCTTTGTAAGCGTTGCATCCAGAAGTGCCCGCATAAAGAAAATCATGAAGGATCTTGTCCCACACATTGCGTTCATGCTCGGCAATATCCTTGATCTGCTGTTGAATTGCGCCTTCAACTGCACGGACTTCACCAAGCGTTTTTTCCTTGGCCTCCACGGCATCCAGCAATTCTTTGCTCCCTGGTACATGGGCATTGGAAAGCAGCTCGATTTGCGCTGCCACCGCAGCCTTCTGCGCCTCGATATCCGCAATCATATTCTGCACCTTGGTCAGAGCCTCGCTGTCGCCAGAAATGGTCGCATTAACGAGCATCGGTTCCATGCTCTTTATTTTTGACGCCAGCGTTTCCTTCTGCCCATTTAGTTCATTGACCTTGTCTTTCAAAGCCGCCTCCCGCTTTGCAACATCTGCGAAATAGGCATCAACAGCCTTTTGGGTCTCCGTCGCAGCCCTTTGTCTTTCTTCTTCAAGTTTGCTGAGTATTGCCGCAATGGTATCTGCGCCATGTTCCGCGACTGCGTCAATAGCCTTCTGTGTAACTTTGATGTCCATATATGTTCCTCCAGTTATAATCAAATTGTGGTGAAATAGAGAGATTTTCTCCTGCTACCCATACGCTTTTTGAGGACAAAGCATCTGTGTAAGATGCAGAAACCACCGCATGGCACGCATTTTTCTTTGCCTATGTCTTATCCCCTTCTTTCCTGCCGAACCCGCCATGTAGTTTTTCATAGCGGGCTTCCAGATCTATCCGCCTTCCGGCAAGCCGTTCAACGGCACTTTCGCCCGACTCCTTGAAGCGCTGAAGCCCGGTGCCAGAATAATAGTTGATCTGGCTATCAAGGAATTGCTCCAAGCGGATGTCTTTTCCTCGGTGGCGCAGACCGATAAGCGCCTTGTCCTCCGATTTCGTGACCTGATGGCCCGATATCCCCAGTTCATCGGCTATCATTGTGCAATCCACGCCGTCATAATACTTCCGGCGTATGATGTACTGCTCCTCCTGTGGGAGTTCAGAAATTAACCGTTCCAAGGCTTGGTGCAATTCTTCTCGAAAGATTCGGTCGATAGCACCTGCAATCCCCGCATCTTCGCCATCATCACTCTGTGGGCTACGGAGGATCTCGGCCAGAGCCGTAGGTTTGTCCTCGCTCTCTTCCAAGGGGGCATCCAGGCTTTTAGTATGATCTGCTATTACCGGGTCGGCCTTTTTCTTCCCATCCGGTCCCCGTCGCCCCTGTGGCAATCTGTTTTCACGGTAAATAGAACTGACCAGGTAGAATAAATAGTAAGATGAAAATTTTGTACCTGCATTCAAATCACAATGTTCTACCGCATCACAGAGAGCAATGTATCCGCAGTCATATAGGTCATCATACTCCAGCATAAATGAGTCAGGGAGTTGTCGGTAAAGTCTCCGGCAGTACCATGCGCAAAGGCGTTCCAGTTCTCCCCATAATTCCAGCATGAGGTCTCTCTGGCCAGCCTTTATTTGCGCTACAAGCGCCCGAATGTGATCTTCCCATTCTTCTGTCACATCGGTCTTTTTATCCGATAGCACTTGCAAACCGCCTCCCACCCATGCTAAAATACAGGCAGATACTGTTGGCAGGCGGAATGCTCTGATGGACGGCAGCTGTGAGTAGAATGGACTCACAGCTGCTTTTTCATTTTGGATGATCGCTTGTAGTGCGCCGGGATGATCCACATCCTGCGTTCGATTTGTCTGGCCCCCGGAAATTCTCCTCGCTTGCACTTGTTACTGATATAGCCGGGTGTCATACCGAGGGATTCTGCCAAGTCTTTCGCCGTGGTAAAGCCCCTCGGTATTTTCTGGCGTTTGTATGTGGGAATATAAACAGGCCGCTCCGCGTCGTCCGGGATTAGCCATAGCCGCTTTTGCCCCCATTTTTTCGCTCCCGGGAGTTGACCACGCCGGCAGTAGGCGTTAATGGTGTTGACGTTTACCTTCCATTGGTCGGCAAGTTCCCTGCTGGAGATGTACCCCTCTGGGTGAAGCCGGAGATAACTGTAGACTTCCTGCTTGATCGTCCCTGATGTGATACCCTCCTGCGTTCCCAACTCCCGGAAGGACTTCCGCTCAATAAAACGCAGGGTCAAAATGCGCTGCATCCAAGGGTCCATGATCCTTTCGATATACGAAGCCCGGCGCCGGTATTCCGCCATAAGCGATTCCAACTCCCCACGGCACAACCTCTTCAGATCGGCAAATTCTGATAGAGGCAGGTCATCATCGACAAGGAACCATTTTGGAGGAGCGGCCTTTTGTTCTACGATTCTCATGAGCCGATCAATATTTGTACCGATATATGGCAGATCATTCAGTTCAGCTACTGTCATAGTTCATATTTCCACTCCCCTCCAGCTTTTTAAAATATCGGTTCGACAGGCTTTGTAGCCCTCCCCCGGTACATTTCCCACCAATGGCGGCTGCGGCTTCATCCCATGTCATCAAATCAACATAGTGCAGGCTGAAAGCCAGGCGGACATAGTGATCTGTAATCAGGGCTACCTTTGCCTCCAGCGCTGCTTTCTCTTGAAGGAAAAGTCGCTGCTTCATCCCTATGTCTCGCCGCAAAGCAGCCTTTTGACTTTCATGGTCCGGGGTAAGGGTTGTTTTCGACAGGCCGTACAAGATGCTCTGTCCTCGCTTGGCCACCGCTTCCTCTTTCTGCTCCAAAACTTTCAGCTTTTTGATTTCGGAAACAATTTGATCTTGTAGCTTCCACAGAACCTCAAATTCTTTTCGGCTCATGGCTCAGGGAACGGGATCTGCCGCAACCTCCAGTTTTTCCCGCTCCCACCAAAAGTCAGATAGGAACTTCCCGAACCTGTCATCTCGTAGATTCGGCTGCCGAGTGCTTCATCCAAAGACAGCAGTTTTTCGATGGGCAACTCAGTAGAGAGCAGCGTCAGGGCCTTGGAATTGTAACGAGCTCCAACGATGTCAAAGGCCAGTTCAACATCTGCTTTTGTCGGTGCGGTACCATTAGCCGTTTTCAAGAAATCATCCAGGTAGAGTACATCCGCCCCAATCAGAGGATCGACCAACTTCTTTCTCACGTCACTGTCCAAAGCAGCGGCTTTGATCCTCTGTGCCGCTGCTCGCCAGAGTTCGTAGCGGACCGATTTGCCAGCAGCCAAGAGTTCCTTACAGACGGCTGTGCACAGATGAGTTTTCCCAGAGCCTGACGCACCCGACGCCACGAGCCATCCGGCCGGGGCTTGTGAATACTCCTTGGCTACTTTCTTCGCTTTCATCTGCCACGGCTCCGGGGTTTCAAATGCATCAAAGGTGCACCGCTGAAGCAGGTCACCAAGGCCGCTCTTTTCCGCTCGGCGTATGCTGCGGCGGATTTCCATACAGGAACACTCAACCGAGACAATATAGCCATCCCGCAGAACAGAGTAATAACCTCGGTTCAGACAGTGAGGGCAGTCATAGCCCGACAGATTTCCCCTGAGTTGGTTCATTATTTCCACCCGCTGAGCCTCGTACTTCTCTGAATCAAAGCTCGACAGTACTGACATTCCAGGTCTTCCCTTCGCCGCTCCCATCACCCGTGGTAATATGCTCGCCAGGTTTTCCATTCCATTCCCTCCTTCCGCCATATCTGTTAAGTCCCCAGCCTTCTCTGCTGCATTTCCGAATAACCAGATTCCAGTCTCGCCACTTGTTCTTGTTGCCGGTGGCTTGTGCCAACTCGTCGATGTAGCGAATGCACCGCTCGACCTCGGCAGCGCCAAAATCGTTTAACAGGCGGCTATACTCCTCATCGGTCAGTTTGACCCAGCCGTACTGGCCGTGTTGCTTATGGGGAGGTTTTGAAGATGTTTTCGCAGGAGCAGGTGCAGATGGCGGTGCGTCAGCGCCGCCATCTCTCCCCACATCTGTTTCTTTCTCTGGAGCTAGTGTTAAAGCTGGAGTTGATGTTAACGCTGGAGATAGCTTTTTTTGCTTTCGTTTGGTTTCTGAAAAAACCTTTTGGTTTTCTGGCAAAGCATTTGCTTTCGGCGGTCGGCCACCCTTTTTCCCGGCTTCCCTGCGTTTCTCACAAACGGCTTCATACCTTGCCCCATCCCGGTCATCCCTGGAGGCCAAAAAACTGAAGGCCATTGCCACCGCTCGGTCATCAAAGGTCCCTCGGACGCCAGTCTTTGAATAATTTATTAGGGCACGGATCAATTGCCCGAGTTGTTCATCTGTAAGTAAATCAAACTGCTCCGCATCCTCATACCAGAGGAAAACCCCTTTCCTATCGGCCACAGGACATCACCCCCGCACTTGCTTGTCCCCATCATTTAGGCCACCCCGGTTCATTGCGGAGAGGACCTCGGCCAATTTCTTACTGCTCACCTGATGTGTCCCGGAGGCATCCTCCAGCAGAGAAAAAAGGAGTTTTTCGTTTTCTTCTTCCTTGGCAATGCGGCTTTTTTCCTTGTCAAAGGCTTTTCCCAGATCCTGCTCAATGCGCCGAAGCTGGGCCTCGGAGACCACCCCACGCTTGACCCCCTCTGTCAAAAGTGCAAGGACCTTTTCGGAATCGCTCGCCGGGGGTTGAGGGACTTCCGCTCTTCCCAAGTCATCCAACCTTTCCAGCGACTCCACCATCTTGGCAAAATAGTCGATCAGGATATCGAGCCGCCAGTTCATCTCCCCCATGGACACTTGGAGTTCATATACTTGGGCGGCAGCAAGATCTTCGTCGTCAATACGATGCTCGTGGATATCATTGAGAAGGAGATGCGCGAGACGGGCATTGCGCAAAATGGGGTAGATATCGTCATTCAGGACGTAGGCGGCATTGGCCTGCTCTTTTTGTGCGTTGATATTCATACTGAACCTCCAAGATCAATTTTCAAAAGTTCTTGACCTCTACCGCCGAATAGCATACAATGATAGCGGTGATCCGCTTCGGCGGATGCTTTGGGGACGTTCACTGTGCTTAGCCGGCGAGTGAGCGTCCTTTTCTTTTGCCTTCGGCAGTTCTTTCCCCTTTTGGCGGCAATCCTCACAGATCTCGCCAGGGTCAAGATGCGCTCCGCACGTTGGACACGTTCGATAGAAAGCCATACTGTACCTCGCTATCAAATGACCCGACGGCGCCGGTACGTAGGGCGGGCTGCCAACACCTGCGGTGGGATAGCCTGATGCGTACAGCGGGCCAGCCAGGTCTCCAAATCGGATTCCCGGAGCCACACCTTACACCCTGTTCCCCGCTGGATGTACGCCAGTCGCCCAGACGCCCGTTCCGCATCCAGCGTGGCGAGGGATATGCCCAGTCGGGCGGCAGCTTCTCGACGGGTTAATAATTTGCTCATGCCGATACCTCCTCTGTAATTTCGGCCACTGCCACTTGAAGGCCCCTGGCCAATTTACCTGCGGTTTTAGGATAGCAACTTCCCCTCCGAATGATTGTAGAGATATTTTGCTTGGCGATACCAGATGCGGTAGAAAGTTGCTGCAACGTCATCTGCCTCTCGGCCAAAATTGTCTCAATCCTAACTTTGCTAATTCTCACTCAAGCGGACCTCCCTTTCAGAAATATTTGTTTCTGTCGCACCGTCATAATAACAGAAACATTTATTACTGTCAAGACTTTTTCAGAAAAATTTGTTGCTGTTTTGCCGACTATGTGCTATTCTTACTCAAAGGGGTGGTTTTGTGAGTGTTGGTGAAAATATCCGTTCAGCTCGTTTGCGAGCTAATCTGACTCAAAAACAATTAGGAGAACTTTGTGAAATAGCAGAACCGACCATTCGCAGATATGAACTCAATACTCTTAATCCTAAATTTGACACATTGGAAAAAATTGCGAGAGCCCTTAATGTTTCCGTAGATTATTTGATGGATCGGCCCAACTACCTTTCCCCGGATCTTCAACAAGTTTTTTTGGAACTGTTTCGAGATCGGGTAAACAGTGAATTGCTTGTAGCTGACCCGTCTGATGTGGCAGAGGTATTTGGCACCACAGCCCCATTTGAAGACATTTTTGAGGGGCGGTTTCCGCTGACATTGAGTAGGGCTAAGGAAGTTGCGGATGAACTTGGGGTTCCCTTGGACTATTTGATTGGTCGAATCGGAGATCCCTCGGAGGAAGGAAATGCCAATGAATGACGACTTTCGTTTCCTGATGTACCGTTCCGCCGAGGAGGACGTGGCGGTCAACGCCGTCATCAAGGACGAGACTGTTTGGCTCACCCAGAAGGCCATGGCGGAGTTGTTTGACTGTACCTCTGACAACATCTCCCTCCACCTGAAAAATATCTTTGCCGAGGGAGAGTTAAACAAAGAGGCAGTTACCGAGAAAATCTCGGCAACTGCCTCGGATGGAAAACGCTATTTGACGCAGTTCTATAACCTGGACGCCATCATCTCGGTGGGCTACCGGGTCAATTCCCGCCGGGCCACTCACTTCCGCATCTGGGCCACCGGGGTACTGAAGGAGTACATGACCAAGGGCTTTGCCATGGACGACGAACGGCTGAAGCAGGGCAGATCCGCCTTTGGCACCGACTACTTCCGGGAGCTGCTGGAGCGGGTGCGCTCCATCCGGGCCAGCGAGCGGCGTATCTGGCAGCAGATTACCGACATCTTTGCCGAGTGCAGCATCGACTATGACCGGGATTCTCCCGTCACACACGAATTCTATGCTATGGTGCAGAACAAGTTCCACTATGCCATCACCGGCCAGACCGCCGCGGAGATTGTCTACACCAAGGCCGACCGCGCCAAGGAACACATGGGCCTGACCACCTGGAAGCACGCCCCGGAGGGGCGCATCCTGAAGTCTGATGTCACCGTGGCGAAAAACTACCTCTCCGAGCAGCAGATCCGTCAGCTGGAGCGGACGGTCAGCGGGTATTTTGATTATATCGAGGATCTGATTGAGCGGGAGAACACCTTTACCATGGAGGAATTTGCCGCCAGCGTCAACGAATTTCTGACCTTCCGCCGGTATGATATTCTCCCCGACAAGGGCCGTATTTCCCATCAGGCCGCCGTCCAGAAGGCTGAAACGGAATATGAGGCGTTCAATAAAACCCAGGCCATTACCTCTGACTTCGACCGAGAAGTCAAGCGGCTGCTGGAGCGCAATGACCAAGGGGGCGAATAGTAATGTCTCGGCCAAAGAAAGTCCTACCCACCTATGGGACAACGACAATCAAAGGCATTCAGTACTATCGGACACGTATCAAGGATGCAGACGGGAAGCGAGTCCCCCTCTACGCCAGAACTCCAGAGGAGTTAACTGCCAAGGTTGAGGAAGCAAAGCGCCAAATCGAGGCCGCTGCCTTCCGCCTGGAAAATCCCACCGTGAAGGACTACGCCGAAAAGTGGCTGAAGATGCACGAGGCCCACGTCCGGGACACTACTCTGCGGGATTATACCTCCAAGGTAAAAATCTACATTATTGAGCCGCTGGGGGATAAGTATATGGCCGAGATTACCCCAGACGATGTAAAAACCGCTATCGTAAAGGCATCGAAACAGTCTGTCTCCATATATCGCTCTGTGCAGATGCTTTACAAGGCCATATTTCAGTCAGCGGTGGAGAGCCACATCATCGACAAGTCTCCCTGCGCCACCTTAAACCCCAAAGGGGGCAGACCGCCCAAGGAAAAGAAAGCCCTCACTGATGAGCAGATGAAGATCCTCCTGGACGCCATACGGGGCTGTCCCCCATATCCCTTCGTCATGATTGGCCTTTATGCTGGTCTGCGCCGGGAGGAGATCCTGGCCTTGAAATGGGATTGTGTCGATCTTGAAGGAGAAACACCAGTCATTCGGGTGCGGAGAGCTTGGCACACCTCCCACAACCGCCCTGTCATTTCAGATGAACTTAAGACCAAGGCGGCCAGGCGAGATGTCCCTATCCCTCCCCGGTTAGTAGAATGCCTGAAGGCCGTCAAAGCCACATCGACCTCCGAGTATGTGATCCCCAGCGGAACAGATGGCGGTCCCCTGACCGGGACGCAGTGGACACGGCTCTGGAAGTATGTCACGATCCGCAGCACGAAAGAGCGCACCTATACCCGCTATGTGAACGGAGAGAAGATCAAACACACAGTTACCCCCGTCCTGGGAGAGCGGGCCGCCCATAACGCCAGCGTGGTTTACAGTATGGACTTCCAGGTCACTCCCCATCAACTCCGGCACACCTATATCACCAACCTCATTATGGCCGATGTAGATCCCAAGACAGTGCAGTATCTGGCAGGACATGAAAATTCCCGAATTACGATGGACATCTACGCTCACTTGAAGTACAATAGACCTGAGGATCTGGCGGCAAAAGTGAATCGAGCTTTTGCTTGA